CCTGTTGCTTTTGCTGATATAAATATACGGTGGTAGAATACATTTAATTTAACTCCAATTACTAGGTATTTATGGGCGTAGAGCTATTCGAAAAGATTGCCGAAAGGTATCCATTTATTACTTTCTGTACCTATGCAGGTAATGAATATGTTGGAGTGATTCAAAATAGAGATGATCAAATAACAACTATCTATGATTTTGGTGGTATCATTCGAGAAGAACAAAAAAGAGATTTTTTAGAATTTGCTAATCAATGGTGGTGGGAATCAAATAGAAGCATACCTATAAACATATTTTTAAAAGCAGATTGGGAACAGTTTCGCCCTTACTTAAAAACTTTTATTAACAAAGATCTAAGTATTATATTAGGACCGGCGACCAGTCTACAAGAACTTAGTCGAAAAAAAATTAAACGTAGAAGTATTACACTTGTTCGCAGAGTAGATTAACATGCAGTGCTACCAAACGTGCATAACTTACTGCATGTGATTTCTTAAACACAAAACCAGTTGTATCATCACCATCCCAAACAGTTGCAAACACATCTGCCCATGGCTTTCGTTGTAAGTGTGACTTTCCTGGGCGTATAATGCTTATAAAGGCTGCCATACGAGCTATTGAGTTAGGTTGCATTGCTACTTGCAAATCGTGATAGTTCCCTATATGCACTATACGTTCACAGAAACTTTTGTCGTTTAACCTATGCCATTCTGGTTCCTTGGCTAACATAGTATCATAGTGTGCTTGATCTTTGATCAGTGTGTATACACTTTGATTAAGTAAGTCCAATTTAAAATATCCACGTTGTTCTGCATATTCATAGTCTATACTTGCACAACCATTGGGTGCGTCAACAGGTATAGGAGTAACATAAACACCACTGTTGTGTTTACGTCCTTCTGCATTTTGTCTAGCGGGAGTACACTGGATAAGATCCATTATGTGTTGCCTATCAGCAAAATCTATGTCGACGTCTGCACTCATTAGATTAATCTATTTCCTATACCAGCAAATTCAGCAATAGCAAAACTTACTGCGGCCATTTCTATATGTCCTGTAAATAACATGTAACATGCACCCAAACGTATTGCACTTTTTATCATGCCAATGATAAAGTCATTGTCTTTGAGTTTTGGCTTTTTCTTAATTTCCATTTGTTCGATCTTAGGTCTAGTTAGTCCCATTTATTTCTCCTTACCATCCGGCTTGTTTAAGTATTTCTTCACAGTATGCTTGGTCCGCCGGATAATTCTTAAACTTCTTTTGCCAAAAGTCTGGATCAATCCATGGCCATACTATTTTTGTTTGATCTGCATTCATGTCTGCCAAGTATGCTTGTCCTGATTCACAATTGAATACCAACCATGGTGATATTCGTCCAGTACTTATCGCAAATGCTACACTGTTATCGTTTCCATAACGTAAAAAGTCCTGTGCAGGGTGTCCAGTCTTCTCACTCCACTTTATTGAGTATTCAATGCCACGTTGTAGTGCATCAGTAAGTGCTTCTCGTTGAATGTACTGACGCAAGTATTCATCATACACTGCTTCTTTACACCAGTGATCCAGTTTCTTGTTTTCTTTGATTACCCACTCAACAAATTTGGGCACGTTGATTGCGTTTATACCAACACAATGTCTTCCAAACTTTACAAATGCTTTATAATATGGTGATGTTGCAAAGTCTGCATATGTTTTTAATTTTGCACTACCTTGTGTCATAGTATAAAACTTCAAATAACTTTGCAAACCAATTTGTACACCAACTTCTTTTTCTTCTTGGTATCTGCGTTTTTGCTCACAAAGATGCACTGCCAGTGTGCTTTCTTTTCTAAACTCACGTTCGCAGTACTTGCATTTATACAGTTCACTTTTTGTCTGCGACTCCACTGTCACGCATGTGTTCCTTTAGTTCTTTGTTTGTCATCAGTTTGCTCAACAGTTCTATCTCATCTGCTTTCATTGCAGGAAACAGTTCCATTAATATTTTCTTGCCTTCGTTGTTACCTTTTTCTTTCTTCTTGGGAGAGATCCATTGATGTCTATGTGAGCCCATACCGGGTGAAATACTTGTGGCACACAACCATTGTAGTTTTTGATGCTTGTTAATATCAAAGAAATGCTTGTTAAGTCTTTCATTACACGCAACCAAATAGTATTCTTGTAGTTCTGCTGGACCTTGTACTGCACTGCTCCAACGTATCATGAGAAAGTTTGAATACTTCTTACGTTCTTCATCGGTCAAACTGTCATAGAAGTTACGATCCTTGTTATCCAAGCACCGCATTTCATTTGCTATACTAAGTTTTTGATTCACGCAATTTCTTCCAAGTTTTATGTAATACTATAAACCAAACACTGTTTATTGCAGGTTCTATGAGAGCAACTGCTCCTGCCTCCCAAAAACTAGCACCAGTTACAACACTAACAACCGCCATTGCTATTAGTACATGCCCAATAAAAAATATTACTGCTAACAGTATACTATCTTCTACCTTAGTTGTCAATACATTCCATATACCTTTTGTAAACTCCATATTACCACGCCTTATTGTAATCCACGATCTCACAGTTACGACTGATGTCCTTGACAAAGTACGCACATCGTGGATCGTCTTTGTTCTCGACCGGAACGGCCAACATCTGTCCATTTTTCAATTTAGGCACATACCATGTCACGTCCTGATACACATCAATTATTTCAATATCCATGTATGAAGGTCTAAAACTTGTGAGTGGATTAAATTGAAATACTTTAAATCCTCTGTCGTTAATGCTGGTAAGTTGAAGCATTTCTAAGTCGCCAACTTCTGGCTCTCCAATTAACACTTGCCAGTCAATCGGCATCTTCATTGTTTGATCGCCAATACGCAGTACCAATGCTGGCGAATTAAATGTTTCTAAAAATATAAGTGGTATGTACAAGTGATCTGGATTTTGCGGGTCACTGTTGTCAAAGATTGAAAAACGCAAGTCATCTATCTCTTCAGGCAATGTATCTAAATCAAACACAGTATTGTCTAGTGTTAGTATTCTCATAATTTCTCCGCTTTGTTACGCATTCCAATCCAGTTTCTCTACACTAAAAGGATAGTTTGCTTCTCTATAAAATGCTTTACGTTTGGTTAAGTGTCTTTTTGCAAATCTGCAAGTAGATGTTATGTCCCAGATTTGGACGTGGTCTTTGTCTTCCGCTTTACGAATACCCCTACCAATGCTTTGTATAACCCGTACAAAACTTTTGCCAGGCTCCAGAAGGACAAGATTGAAAATACGTGGGAGATTAATACCAACGGCCGCGACACCATATGTAGCAATAATGATTTTACCTGTCGCAGTAGCCACTTCATCATATTCATCCTGTCTTGCTTTTGCTTTGGTTGCACCACTTACAAAAACTGCGTCATCGCCCATTCTGTTAAGTAGCTCTGTACCAGCACTTATTCGATCAACTAACACCAATGTGTTACCCGTTTTATTTACTTCAATAACCAAGCCTGCAATAGTGTCTAATCTACCTTTTTCTTCAAATAGGTACTTTAATTCGCTTTGATAGTTTGTAAATTCTGCATTATCAATTAACTGTACAACATTTACATGGCAGTTTGCAAGTACGCCTTTTTCTTGTAGTTCACTTGCGGCTAGTTGATTTATAACCGGGCCTAAACTACAATGCAGTGCTTGAAATTCATATGGTTCTTTTGGCACTGTACCAGTAAGTCCCCAACGCAATGGAACCTTACTCATTACACCTGTGAGTAATGTTTTAAGTGCATCTGCTTTAGCCATGTGTACTTCGTCAACTATTACTGCAACTACATCTTCTAAGAATTCATGTATAGTAATATCTGCACGTTGATTCTTTGTGTTCTTAAGCAACACATTCAGACTCTGCCATGTGCATATTGTGTGTTTGTGTCCAAACTCTTTTCTATCACCATAGAACACACCAACATCAAGTTGCATGTTTGCATAGTCTTTTTCAGTCTGTGTAACTAGACTCTTGTTTGGAACAATAACAATTGAACGTCCATAGTTTTCTACACGTTCACTTAAACTTGCAGTCATAATTGTTTTACCAGCACCAGTTGCTATTTCTTGTATACACTGTGGATTTTTTAAGAAACTGTTTACTATCTCAACTTGATAGTCTCTGAGCACAATAGGAGTGCCAGATGCAGGATGATTCTTCGGCCACATAATATCACTGTAAGTATCTTCTGCAACTGGATCAAACTTGAATACTGTTTGGTATTCTCTGTTATCTTGTATGTCAACGTCGTAGTTAAAGTCTTCTAGTATAGGAATAATGTCTGGCAACAAATTTAAGTATGTACTGCCGCCCATTTGAAAATATGCAACCTTGCCATCCCAACGTCCTAGTCGAACTGCTGGCAAGTAT